TTACCGGTCTATATAATACTCCCATAGCGGTAACCATTTCCTCCCAGTTGTCTATGTTATTGTTTACATCTAGAAACTCTCCGAAACTTAAATTGTCTAATTTAGGAATCCAGCCAAACTCAATACCTCCAAGTTTAAAACTTTCTGTTAATGGCTGCTCAACCGAAAGTAAATCGACTAATATCTTTACTACTTTGTTTGCCGAGTCTGAATCTATTTGCTTGGCTTGGTCCTCTGTTACCTCGCAGAATATTTCAATCATTTTCAAACCTAGATATGTCTCTTGGTTTTTTTTGTTTTTGCTATACTCAAACTCTTTCAAGTATCTTTGGTATTTGCTCAAACTGATTTCCTCTAGCGAACTTGGTACTATTAATTTCATAACTATATAACGTGAGTTTTATTTATTTGTGAGTTTCTTTCGTACTATCCTTAACGTTTCAACTTGACCTATGCAAACTGCATATCTCTGCTCGTTGTCTGGATATTCTTTTATAAGTTTCTCATCCGACATACAACGATTAATAAATTCGTTTGTAGTCTCTCCGGTTTCTTTTTTTGGTAATGGCATATTATTTATGTTTTATTTGATTGCGTATGTTCCTCTGTTTTTTAAATCTTTAATTGCTTGGTAAGATAATGCTAAACTAATTACACTATCGTCGTGTACTCCTTGAGGTGCAGAATATTGCACATTCCTTGTGGTCTGGTTATATATGTACGTGAATGCTTCTAGCTCATCTACTAGCCAACTGATATTTAATATTTGGATTTCTTTCTGCTCGAATAGTACGGCCAAGTCTTCAATCATTATCGGCTTTGTCTTTGTGCTTGTGACAAATGGATAGACTCTTTTACCGCATATCTTTTTAAGCATTTCAAAAAATACGTCTCCTTGATTATTTACCTCGACATATACTTTTGCATTGTACTCATTTATTTTAATTCCTACCTTGTCAATTATTCTGGTCCACTCATCGTGTCTCCAGCGTTCACAATATACTATTTGTTTGTGTTCGTTTATTATAGTCAGTACTGTGTAGTCATCTGCTCGTCCTATATCTAAACCTCCGTAATATACATTCGAGTTTGTTGGCTCTCCGATGCACTCTCTTACATTTGCGAATAGTCCACTTGAATTGTCTAAAAATTCGGCTAGGTACTCTTGTCTAAATATGTGGCTTGGTAGTGACCTCTTTCGCTCTTCCAAATCTAACTCATTTATGAATGGAGTGTCGTAGCTTGTAAAGTGAAAATACTTATATCGATTGTCGTAATTAGGCTGGAGTGATAAGGTATGAAAATGATTTTTTCCTTTTGGTGTGGATATGAATATAACCTTTTTACCTTTGACTAATACGGTTGCAGAAAGTACCTCGCTCCATAGTTCCTCTCTGGTAAATGCAACCTCATCTATTATAAGATAGTCAAATGTATTTCCTCGAATATTGTCCGGTCTTTCTCCAGAGAAAAAAGAGATAGTGCTTCCGAATCCTTTGACTGTTAATTCACTTTGATTAAACTCAAAAAAGCCACTCGTTCTGGTGGCCTTCTCTAATTCGCTAAATACTTTTTTCCCTTGCTTATATACCGGAGTAACCCAAGCAATATTACATCCTCTGTTATTGATTGCCCAGTATAACATTTGATTAATTGCCAGCATCGTTTTACCAAACTGCCTCCCGATATTCAATACATAATATTTGTACGGCTCATTATTTATTGAATCGTGTATTTGCCTTTGGTTTGGGTGTGGCTTATAACCTTTAATGCTACTCATCAAATTCGAACTTGGTTATGTTTACATCTGTCTGAGTCTTCTCTACTAATCCATTTAATCTCTGTGTAATACTCGCATTGTATTGGCCTACCATCCCTCCCTCGATTTGGTCTGCACTTCTTTCAGTTCTTATATGCGAACAGATAGCAATATATTCGTTATATAATTTATCTTGATTATCGAAATATTGTCCTATTGTCCATCCATATTTTTTTTTGACATAGATTTCAAATTTCTGAATTGTTAACGGTACTTCCAAAGGAATTGCTACTGGTTGACCCATCCTATTTAATTCATATTTATATCTAGGATTGCTCTTTGTATGCTCTACATATTCGTCCCATAGTTTTAGTAGCTCTTCTGGTGTCTCTATGTATTTGTGTTTTGCCATATCTTATTATTTTAGTTGTTGCTCTTGAAAGTCTATTAAGTTGTGTAAACCTTGTAATCTGTCTGTATCGTATATGTCTCTTATTCTATTTATAAGTACTGCTTGAGGATTTGTTAGTTTTAATACTTTGGCTCTTATCTCTTCAAGTCTTCTATCGTCTCTACAAGCTATTTCGTAATTGTTAACAGAGTGAATAACTGTTGCGTGATTGTAATTCTTTCCTTTGCTCTTGTATATGTCTGCTATACTATGTAACGTTAAATTAAAATCTTTGCGTAATATGTAGCAGAATAAACTCCTTGCATCTATTATTGGTCTCTTTCGTGAGTTCTCAAAGACATTTACTTTTAGTGTATCTTTTATCTCGTTTGCTATTAATTTGTATTCCATTATTTTTTGTTTAATTGTATTTTATCAAATTTGTCTTTTGTTACTATATATCCAAGTGCTTCGTAAAGTTTTAAATACCGGTAAACTGTTCTATTACTTACGTTCAAATATCTTTCTATCGTATATATATTTCGTGGCTTCTCTTGTAAAAATTGCATCATTCTAATGCATCTATACATTTTGTGCTGATTCATATTAATAAAGATTAAAGGTTGAGTTATTTAATTCAATAGTTACATCGTTATCTAAAAAGTCTAAAACAATTCCTTTAAATTTATATACCTTTTTAGACTCATCTATCATTAAAAATTTAGTATCGTTTTTTATGTCTCTTTTAATTTTTGGCAATAATTGTAAACCAAATTTTTTATTTAGTTTGTCTGCTAATTTTTTACCATTTATAGAAATCTTAAATTCATCCGTAAATATTTGATTTTTATCTTTAGCGATTTTTATGCACTCATCCCAAAATGAAAATATTTCGTCATCTTTATAATTAAGCTCCATTAAAGTGCTATTAATTTCTGTAATTCTTTCGTGAATATTCATATCATTTTGTTTTTAATCTTAATAATAGGTAACATTCTATAAATCGCTCTCGTGCTTTCTGCTTGTATATTTTTTTAAATAGACTAAATACTACTCGAATATAATTATAATCGCTTACACAGTCTTTAAATGCGTTTTTAACGTACTTTGCTCCATATCCTTTGCAGAAGTTTACATTGTCGGCAGTATCTCCTACTATCATTTGTTCATAAAAGTTATACTTTGCCTCTGCCTCTGTTATATTGTGGTAACATTGTTTTTTATAGTGATAGTCATATATAATGCAAGGTAACTGCTTATAGTCTTTGTCTATTGAAACTATTATTACTTCGTCTCTTCCGAATGTCTCTGTTAAACTGGTCCAGTAGGTTGCTACTAAATCGTCTGTCTCTACTCCATAACCTTGCTTGGCTTGGTATTGCTCTTTTACATAGTCTTGCAATTCGTTTAATATCGGAGGAACTTCTCTGTCTATTCTGTTTGCTTTGTAGGTTTTGGATATCTGTTTGCGAAAGTTTCCTTTAGCACAAGCAAAAGTTATAACCTTATCAACTTCGTAGTCAAGTTCAATAGTATTGATTATTTTCATTACTACCTCGTTATATTTGTCTTTTGCCTCTTCGATATTATGGTAACCGGTATCCTCTGGAGTTTCTTTTTGCTTATAACAACTGCTCCAGATTAAACTGTCTGCGTCTATTAATACTATCATATTGTTACTAGTCTAGTTATTTCCTCTATTTGCTCTCTTACTCTTTTGTCTGTTGCCTCTCTAGATTTGTAAACTAAATTTACAATGTGTGGTAAATCCATAAATAAAGTTTCGGCATTCCAAACTATTTCTCCAAACTCTCCGGTAAAATAAATTTCTCCGTTGCTTTCGCTCAAAGTATGTGTTTCGTGTACATACATTTGTTTTAATTTTTTGCTCATAATTTTGTTTTGTTTTTGTTGGTTACAAATATAATCTTTTTTTAGTTATTAACAAATTTTTAGTATTTATTTATTATTGATGCTTGGCTCTCTGACAAAAAGTAAACAGTTTTGTTTATCAGTTCGTCTCTGTTAAATTTCTCGGTTGCTTTACAGTTTATTATATTCGGCTCTGGCAGTTCTAAACTATCCAAATAATAAAGATAGTTTCCTCTGGAATCAAATACATAGTAAAATTTTAAGCAATCATTTTCCATTAACTTATCGTATTTAAATTTCTCTAGGACTTTAGTTGGATAGTATGCGTGTCTTAATTTAAACTCAATTACGCAGTCAAATCCTTTCGGTGTTTTGCCTCTTGCATCGTAATGCTCAAACTCTTCTCCGGTCCATTCTAAATCCCAGCCGTCTAAATTTAGCAAGTAGATAATACCTCTCTCCCACTTGTGGTGTGATGTCTCGTTGCTCATTTTGATGTTTGATTTTTTATGTAAAATTCATTCAAATCATCGATATAACTTTGAATTATTTTAGGACTGCACTTACAAGGATAGTTAACTTTGTGGTCGAAGTAGTGAGCGTGTAATTGGCTTATTTTTAAATACTCATCGTTGCTAATTGTGTGGCCTAAATTATCTCGGAATGTCTGCCACCATATCCAGTCTTCTTTTGTCATTTTCTATTGATTTTAAATTCGTTTAACTTGTCTCTTCTTTTATCGCAGTTGCAGTTAGGATATATTTTTTTTACTATCCATTGTATACCGGTTACTCTAAATAAGTATTCTAGTTTATCTCCTAGTCTCATAAAAATACATTTACTACTATTATAAATCCGATTATTACTGTTGCCATAAATAATAATATTTCTTTGGCAGTCTTTAATATAAACTCTATTTCTTTTTTGTCTTGAGGTGTCATAAATTTTCTATTTCGTGTTTAACTTCTAGCCAATATTCGTATTTATCTACTCGTGAATAATTATTAATTTTTATTGCATCAATAATATCATCTACTGCTATTAACGCACATCGTTTTATTAATGAATTAATCTCATCCTCGGTTGTGTTTTCATCGCACCAGCTATTTAATACTATAGTTGATTCATATTTGTTAAATAATTCGGTTGCTTTTTTTCTTGGTGTCATACTATTCTTTTTTTAATTTCGAGTGCTACTTCGTTCCAGTAGTTTAACTCTATTATTTCTCCTTTGTTTTTAGCGTTTTGGATAAGGCCGTTTATAACTTCTTTTAAATATGGTAGTGAGTATTTACTCAATAGTAAATCGGCTCTTAAAACGCTTGTAAATTGTTCTTCTAAATTATGTTTCATTTTTTATCTGTTCTTTAATTCGTTTAACTGTGTTACGGATGCTCCAGTAACTTAATTTTGTCTCTTCGCTTAAATCTGTAATTGAGTAACTCTCCACGAATATTTTTTGATAAATGAACTTTATATAGCAGAGACTGGCTTTGTACTCTGTATGCTCTTCTATTGAGTCTATTTCGTTGTTTAACTCTTTTATCCAGTTACTAACTAAATCTTTCTGGAAATAAAACTTATCCTCTGAATATTCGCTTTGCTCTTCTACTAGAATAATATCCTCGATGTTTATTATAATTTTCTTTTTGTTTTTACGCAAGTCATCAAAGTACATATTTTTTAAAGTTACATAAACAAAAAAATAGTTTATCTCCTCTCCGTCATACATCAAATCGTTATTTTTAGTCTGACTATAATTATAGATTTTAATGTACATCTCTTGTACGTAATCCTCTGCGATGTCATCCGGGCAGCCAAATGATTTAACATATTTTAACCACGTTGAATGCTTAAGGAATAGGACATCGAGTATATTCATTTTATAAAAAATTTAGTTGGCTTTCTTTTATAGTCCTTAATATTGATTTTCCGTCTATACTAAATCCTACATTATTCTGCAAAGCTACAATTTCAATCGGATTATCTATACTGGTAGGTCTGCCTCCGGTTTCTATCTCTTTTATCTTTCGTATATGCAGCATTGTAGTTGTGTATAATTGTGGATGCAAAGTTAATCGGTGTACTACTATAAAGTCATCGGCTCTATTTACGAACTTTCCTCCTCCCTCTACGTCACTTGCCATTGGCGGTAATGGATGCCCAGCAAAAGGATGGTCTGCTCTGTAAACTTGTCTCAAGGCGTTTGTATTTGCGTGAGTATTTAACCAAAGACTTACTTTGTATTCTTTGCAGTACATTCTCATTTCTGTACACGCTTGGTAATCGTATTCGTGTCCTCCTAGATTTTTCATTAAATCGTTATCTTTGATGAGAGCATTATACGGGTCTAGTAATATTCCGTTAAAATTAAAATCTTTTTTGACTTTTTTAAACATATCTATTGCAGAATGATAATCGTACATAGTAGCGTTATCCACGAATTTAAAATGTTTATTTATAAAATCGGTGTGAGTTTTAAAATTACTTTCTGAAACTAAATTTATCGGAGTTTCGTCTAGGAATTCAACTAACTTTCTAATCAAAGAATAAGAATCATTCTCGGTGCTGCAAACTAGCCATTTTAAATCGTGCTTTAAAGAGTAACAAAGCATCAAATAAAGAATGCTAGTTGTTTTACCTACGTTTGCGTGACCTAACACTATATTAAAGTTACTAGGTTTAAATCGAATATACTCATCTATTTGAGGTATGTCTAATTTTAATCCCTCTTTGAGTTTACCGGACCTAATCTGGCGAAGTATATCGAGTTGTTTGTTATAATCTATTAGCATCTGTTTTGGTTTAAATAATGGCCGGACTATTACATCCGGCCTATTATATTTAGAATGGTAAATCGTCGTTTTGTTCTTCTGCGTATTCCATCATATTGTTTATGCTTTGTCTGTCTGGCATAAAACTACCGGCAGACTTCTCTTTCTCTCCTTTGCTAATTTGCCAACCTTGAATATTTGCAAAGTACTTTCCTTTCCATTCTGTACCTCTCAAGTTTATTCCTATTTTAACTATGTCTCCAGTATTGAAGTTGTCTAGTAAATTAGTTTTGTCTTGAGTAAATTCAACCGGAATCGTTTGAGGATATTGGTCATCCGTTTTGACTACTGCTAGTCTCTTTTTGAATCCTTTTGCTCCGATTGTTTCTGTTTGTCCTATGACAATTAATTCTCCTTGTATTTCCATTTTATTTGTTGTTTATTAATGCTTCTTTTACTGCATCGGTTAATATGTATTTTTTTGCTATTAGTTCTATATCTCCTCCTCCGTTTATATAGTCAACTGCTTTATTAAATTGTTCAGTTCCTACAAATAAAGGTTGTTTCTCTTTTGCTTGTACTGGCTCTTTAGAGTGAGTATTTGTTGCATCGGCATCGGCAGTATCGTCAATCAAAAGTAAGTTTCCTAGAGCGTATTTTTTTGCGTAACTGGATGCACTTCCAAACGCTTGTGGTGTTTGCATTCCTTTTTGGTTTAAATCTATTCCTACTACCGCAGAGCAGTCTATACTTTTACCGCTCTCGCAGTCCCAGATTGTTGCAACCGAAGTCATAACTGGAGGATTAGCATTTATTAGCTGCTCGTTAATCGTAAAGTAAACTCCGTATTTCTCGTTCATTGGTTTTAATCCCTCTAGGATATCCTCTGCACTTCTGAAGTTATACTTTCCAAATGAATTAAATCTGCTTTTTTTTGCTTTAAATTCTTGTTGGATTCTACAAAGTTTCTCTCCGATACATAATGGTATCTCTACTGCTGGTAATTCTACTTTTGTTGCCATATTAATTTGTTTTAAAGGTTACGTTACTATTTGATTGTGTGTAAGTGTACGGATTAAATCCGTAATAATCGCTTACTATCTCTGCGTTGTGAACTTCGATATTCATTGTTAGTCTTTCTACTTGGTCCATTAAGCGTAAGTTCTCAATTCTTAAGGCCTCGTTGCTTTGAGTTAAATAATTTACTAATTCTTTTGTACTCCAGTTTTCGTTGTTTCTCATTTTGTTTTGTTTTAAATTAATTATATTCACTAAATTCGTAATATTCATCGTAAAAAATTGTATAATCTAAATGCGGATACATTTCGCTATATTTTCTTTGCTCTTGTTTTGCTTGTCTTTCTGTGAGCAAAATTATATAAGGTTTACCCTCTTCCATTAATACCCAGCGAGTGTCGTTGATTTCCATCTTTAAAAGTTTTAATGTTAATTTTTGCTACTTTTTTTTCAGACTCAACCGGCTTGATGTTAAATGTCAGTTCTATGTGAGTTAATTCTTTGTCTCTTTCAAATACATTACGCATTTCGGAATATATCTCAATCCAGTCTTCTACTCTCATCCGGCTATCTCTTTTATTGAATCAATTCTTTTATAGATTAAATCCAAGTTTAAAAATAAATTTAATGCGTCTTGTAGTGTTGGAGCTTCAATTACTCTCTCTAAATCAATACACTCGTCTCTACGCTCTGCCCAATATGTTATTAAATACTTTCTCATCTTATTTGCTTAATGCTACTCTACAACCGTTTTTAATTAACTCAACCCAGTCTGGATTGTCTGAATATAAATACTCATAAACTTTGAATCCATTTGTTATTAAGTATGCCTCTACTTCGTGAGTGTGATTACCGATTAATGTAACTCCAGAGTTACCTACATTTACGCTAAAAAAATGATTCAAATCAATTCCTAGTCCGATTAAATTTCCTAATTGTTCGCTAATTGTTTTCATAATGTTTTGGTTTGTTTTGGTTTAGTAAAAAAATCTAGTTAAAAAATATACTGCAATAATTCCTATTGCGTAAACTTGGTACTTTTGTTTGCTTAAAAATGTTTTCATATTGTTTTGGTTTAATTATTAATGCAGTTTATAGTATTCTGCTCCACTTTGTTTATTAATTGTTGTTTTTTAAATAAGAAATCCAATTACTATTAGTAGAAAATGTTTCATTTTCAAAATCAAAATCTCTTTCAATTTTTTGTATTTCCTCAATGTTATCATAAATAACAAAACCTTTATCAGTAATTTTTACAAAAGAACATTTATAATCAATATCTATTACCTTAACCTCAAAACCTTTTTTATCAAAAGTAGTTTTCTTTTTAGCAATACTTACAAATGTATTATCTACAAGAACAAAGAATAAACCAAATTTACCAGAACATAATTTATCACTTACCATAACTCCATCTTTAAACAAACAAATAGTTTTTTCGCTTCTAACTAAAAAACCACCATTTAATTCTTGCTCAATTAACAGATCGTATTTTCTATTGATTTTTGAAATAGTTTGTGAAGTAACTTGGTCAGATATACCACCTAAAATAGTATCGTCTTGACAATCAAAATATCTACGCATTCTATCATCTTGAATTTCATAATAAGGTGCTAATGCTTGTTTTCTGTTTTCTTCTAATTGTTGAATAGTTGTCATAATATTTGTTTTTTGTTATTGTTTGATGAGGCAAAATTAATAAACATTTTGTTAATAAAAAAACTTTTTTGTAATTATTTTTAAAAAAAAATCCCAACCTTAAAAAAGACTGGGATTTTTAAACCAAAACAAAGTAATAATTATGAAACAATTATGAGTTCAAATATAGTGTTTTATTTTAACTTGACAAACTCTTTTATTAAAATATCGTACTTTAATTTCTTTGCGATTAGTTCCTCTTTTGTAAACTTGTAGTTACGTGTGTTGTTTGCTTTCTCTTCTATCTGGTCCGTATATTCTATTCCGTATCTCTGAATAAGTCCGGCTCTGTAATTTAATTCGTTGCCTCCTAGAAATCTGTTACACTTTCTGCATTGTTTATGACAGTTACTTTCGTCAAATATAACTCCAGAGTATATCTCTGCTTTTTTAAAATGTCCTCCGTCCCAGAGTTCTGTGTTTTCAACTCCGCAACTTATGCAAGGTTGTCTCATATCTCGCAATCTTATATACTTTTGAAAGGACTTTTTTGCCTCTGCCTCGTATTGTCCTAAAGTTTTAAGTTTGTCTTTTAAAATCGATTTTTGCTCTTTCCATTCTCTTTGCTCTTTTTGTTGTTTAAGATTCTTTGAATGTTCAATCGCACACTTATATCCACAGACTGCTTGAGCAAACTGGACCGGAGTGAATTTAGTTTGACAAACTTTGCACTTTTTATCTTTCATTTCGTCCCAAATTTATATTTTAAAAGGGACTAAAAAATTAATCCTTTATACTTTCTCCATAAGTAATAAACCGGTATTAATAACAGAAACCAAAGTAGCCACCAGTAAGATTGTTTTCTGTCTATTACTTTCCTTTCGATTATTAAGTCTTTTTTATCCGTCTTTAAATAGCTTTTTTGTGCGTTGTGTTGGATTTTTACATCTTTTACTACACTTATGTTGTTTTTAGTTTTTTTACGTCTTATTTTAGCGTTTATGTACGTTATTCCATTTACTACCATAGGAATTGTATCAGATACCGGACTAATCTCTATTTCATCGGTTGTTGAGGTATCAACTATTTTAGTATTGTCTGTTAAATTAGTTTCTGTTTTTGCCTCTGTTTTAATATCTGTTTGCTCGGTTTGTTTAGTTTCTGACTTCTGGACCTTTCTGCTACCGCAAGAGGTTAAAAATATTGCCCCTAATAAACCCAGTATTATAGCTATTAATAGTATGTTATTTCCGTTGTCGTTTTCTGGTTTCATATATCGTATTGTTTAAGTTTCTCCAAATATAAGATAAAATCCATCGCCTCTTGTTGAGCGTGATTAATCCATTCTAAGCAAGTTAAATCCTCTCGGTCTAGTGTTGTATTGTATTTATTAATTCCAACCTCTGACCGCTCTTTAAATTGGTTTATTACTGATTCAACTATTGTGTCTTTCATAGTGTAAATTCAAAATCTAATATAGTGTAAATTCAAAATTAATTACTTTTTATTGCAATTAAAACCTTAAAATTTGAGGTCTATCTTTAAACGATTAGTAACTTATAAGTTACTTATATAGATTAGATATTTTTTTATTAATTCCGTAATCTAATAAAATATATTTATTGTTTTCTATTCCCCAATTTTCACAATTATATAAGTCACAGTTTTTAAAATTAAATTCACTTACATAATATTTTAAATATTTTACATTTGCTTTTGGTATTTCGGTAACTGTATTATATCTTTTTTGGCATACTATACCTAAATACATCCATTTTAACTTTGCTAAAGGTACTATATTTTGATATTTATCCCAGATATATTTTTCGTTTAATCCTTGCAAATATCCTCTTTTGGATAATGGTATTTTAATTACTATATTTTTTAGTATAATAACTAATCTGGTTGAATATTTAAAATTAATCATAAGTTAATTTGGATTTTACAAGTAGTACAACTTAATTTGTGATTATCATTTTCTAAACCGCAATATTTACATATACCATTACTCCAAAACATATTACAATTTTCTGCGTCCTCTTCTCGATTAAATGCTCCATAAGTTTGGTATAAACCTACTGGAGCAGTATATCTATGGCAGTAATCTTTACTTGGACATAAACCGTCTAAACACTTTGCTATATCACTCATATATTATATATTTAGTTATTAATTAAACTAATATAGTTATTATATTATATAATTAATTCTACTTTGAAGACTAGAGCTGGTGAGTAAACAGAGGAAGCCTTAGAGAATAAGTACGTTAGTCTTAATCCAGAAATGATAATTTTTCAATCATTCCTTCTCTCTCTGTTATTAATTCTACTTAGTTAGACTATCGCAGTATCGTTTACAGTTGCACCATTAGAAGCCCATTTTGGTGCTTTAAACATAAGTCAAATTGTTGTAATCTTCCCCTTAATTCCTTATGTCGATTTGTTTAGGTAACAAAAAACCCTATCAAGGGACTCATTCTTGTAGGGTTTGTTTTGATAACCGGTCAAAACCTAAATCAATAGGCTGAGTCCGATTGATGCACCAAATATAAAAAGATATTTCAAATAACGATAATAAAGATATTTACTAAAAATGTTTATAACTGCATTGGGATAACTATTGGCAGAGTTCCCTTATTCAAAAGTACTCCGCATCCAATAGCTGGTTTTTTAAAGTTCTTTCCATAGGCCATAGCATAACTCTTAAAATCAACTCCGCAACCTACTTGCATCCCAAAGATTCTAAAGTTCTTACCTACTATAAAATCAACGTATAAATCCGAATGTAAATGTCCTTGTATTTGGCTCTGGAGTTCTTTTTTCATTTTAGTTCTGGCAGTTCCTCCCTCTCCGTGATTGATATTTACATCGAATAAATCCAAACTCTCTACAAAATTCCAATTCGGTACTTTTAAAACGTCTTTGTATTCTTTAATCCAACGTTTAGATACTCCTCCAGTAAATGCTTTACGATAAACTAATCTGTCGTGATTGCCTATTATTACAGTTGCCTCTGGAAATAATCTATAATACTTTTGCAATTCGCAAATTGCGATGTCTAGTTCGTCTCCGGCAGACATTCCGTCTGGGTCACTCTCGTGATAACTTGAATAATGATTGTCGATAACATCTCCGATAAAAACTACTGTACCACATTTAAACTTTTTTTGTTGCTCAAGACAAAATTCTAAATAACTAGGCAAATTAAATGGAGCGTGTAAGTCTCCAATTATTAAAATGTTATTCGGATTTCCAAAAGTATACGGCTCTAAATTTTCTAAATCTTTACTCTTAATTTTAGCTATGTACTTCCGTAAATTTTCGATTTCTGTATAATCTCCATTAGGAATTAACTCCCTTGCGATGTCTGTATTATTAAAATTTGACTGGAGTAATTCTAAAATATTACTATTCAAATACTGGTATTTTGACATAATTTTATTTTTAGTTATTTAATGTAAATCTATACAAAAAAAACGCTAAAATCGATTTTAAAGGCTATTTTATCAACAAATTTTTAATAAAGGTATATTTACTTTACTTTTTCTTTTTCTTTAAACTAGCGAAAAATCCCTTATTTTATAAGACTTAACAGAGTGATAAAATTCTTACTAAATTTATTCCTCGAATGTACTCCAAATAAAATTTATTGATAAAAAAAAGAGCAATACTTGGATAGTATGCTCTGTCTCTTCGTCAAATTTTTCATCGTTATATAATGCTCCAAACATTAATCCTTTAATCGGTGCAATTATTAAATCGCAGTTTGCAAAATTAATTACAAAAAATAAAGTCAATAGAATCAAAATAGCTATTATCATAATTAATCATTTTAAAGCGTTTTAAAGGACGATAATTTTAAAACTATATAAGTATACCAAAAAAGTATTTTAGTTGCTTAAAACTTCTGATATTGAGTTTTACCGTTAACTTTAACTGCTCTCAAAGTTTGCTTTCTGTTTTCTTTAGTATATGATACGTGTACCCAATCCGGATTTTTATTGTCTCCAAACTCCCAAATTAACTGGTCGTATTTCAAATTGTCTTTAATCCAATGGAATATTTGAGCGTTAGTAACCTTGTCGCCTTTCATATCGATGTCGATTGCTTCTCCTCTACAATGTTGGCTAGTTATACTTCCGTTTAATGCTTGGTTAAGATTCATTATTCTATAACCGGATGAGATATGAATAGGCACTCCGAAATGTTCTCTTACTGGCTCGAATACTTTTAGAGCTAAAATCTTTAAATTTTCTGTTTGTGCTGGAGTAGGTACATTAACGATGCCTAATTTTTTTGCAGTCTCAGAATGGCATAACTCTTCTAGAGTTAAATGTTTACTTATTTGTGTCATCTTTTTTATTTAATAATTTAAAGGTTTGTATTAATGTATAGACTATCGATACAGTTAATAGAATTATTTTTAAGGTTTGTTCTATATTACTGAATGATATAATCATTGACGCAGTATTCAAAGTGTAGATTTTTAAGGATTGAGGTATCATTATTATATTATGTTTTTAATTTTGCTACGATGTCTGTAAATCCTTGAATGCCTATATAAGCAGTAGCAACAATTACCCAGTCTCCCGATGTTATATTACTACAAAATAAACCTACACAAGCTACTAAAAAAACTAATAGCTTTCTGCTTATCCATTTGTTCAACAGCCTATCTAATGTTTCCTTACTCATTGTTATATTTGTATAGCTTCGGCTTGTTGGAATATTTCGTCAACTTGGTCATCAGTCATTTGTGTAACTGATTGAATAAATAAAACAGTTTGAGAATATCGCTCTACTGTTGTACCATAATTCCAAACATTTTTGGCAGCAGTTTTAGTTGGCTCGTCTAATTGGTCTAACGCACTCTCAATAATAGGTATTAAATTCATTAAATTTAAAATAGTTCTAACTCTCCATAGTTGACTTTCTGTTGGTGTTTTATCTCTAAATGCTTGGTCTATTTCTTCTTCTGTTGCACCTTCGTAAAATTCTCTTGTATCAAAATTAAAATAAGGTTTAACCATTGAAACTTGCAGAAGTTCATCGATTAATATTTCAGTTTCTAAACACTCATTTGAGTAAGTAACTCCGACAACTTGATTAGTTGCTATATTTATTATTGTTTTCATTAATCAGTTATTTGAATTCCTCTATATGTTATACTATCTGAAGCACTTGATAATTGACAAGTCACAAAGAAATATAAATCAGCACCTAAATTATATGTAAATGTTGAAGTTAAACTTGCTGTTGCTGTTATTGTTTGGTCGTTTTGTGTATTATTACTAATATTCAACAAATATATATTTCCACCATTTAAAGCCATTTCACGTTTAAATTTCATTGAGAAATTTGTAGTATTAAATCCCGCAGTTGAAATTAAAGTAGCACCAGTTAATGTGTTTGTAGTGTTAATTTCTAAAGTGTGTGTTGTGTTACCTATATTTGCTACTTTTGTAACCAAAGCACTAAAATTTAAAAAGTCACCATTACTAAAAGTATTTGCGGGAATGTAATAAGTAGCTATAATAGTTTTTGCAGTTGTTCCGGTATGCGTAACTTGTGGTGTTAAATTAAATAGTTTTCTTTGTCTTAAATTTAATGCAGTTTGTGTAGCAGTTGAAATTGGTTTATTTGCATCACTTGTATTATCTACGTTACCAAGTCCTACAAAAGTCTTATCTATTGTTTTATTTTTCCAAAGGTCTGTTGAACTTTCATAAACTAATGCTTGATTATTTGCTACACTTGAAATATAAACGTTGTGAAGTTCATCCAATTCCCATCCGTTCATTATCTTAACGTATATTTTACCATTGTTTGCGTGAGCATATTCAACGTAACCTAAAACAACTATGTGACCGGTTGAGCCATTTGGTTTGATGTTTGTCATTCTACCAGCAGTAGTAGGACTTAAATATAAAACGTTACCGTCTGCCCAAGTTTCGCCTTGAAGACTTCCGGTTGTGTTTATTCCTTCTAATTGACCTACTGTTATTATAAATCCCTCTTGATTTGTTGCGATAGTTTCTGTTACTACTCCTAAAGTGTCTGCACTATTTAAATCGGTGTTTCCTTGTGCTAAATCAACTGCTAGTCTTTGACCTTGCGCTCCAGTAACTTTAACGACTTGGTATGCTGCTTTAGTTAATGTAGTATTCGGTGTTACTTTGTTTACTACTCTTGCCACTAAATCAACTCCATTTTTTAATATAACAGAGCCACCTTTTAAAGTAGTTTCTGAACTTCCTAGAGCATCATTCCATCTTGTTACAGCAACTCCAGCAGTTCCAGTTGGTGTTGTATCTAGTTCTATTTGACCGGCTTTTAATTCAAATTCGCCTAAATCTACGTTTTGTGTTGCACCAGTATAAGGTACTAAATTTGTAACGCTTGGTATAGTTGGTTTGTTTAGTATTTGAGCGTCTCCACTAACTGCGTTCCAATCTGCGTTGACGTTTACTTCTGCACCGGTAGCTATTCCAGCGAGTTTATTTTTTTCTGTTAATGAATATTGCTTGTAAGTAGTTCCATCAAGTATTTCGTCTTGGTTTAAAACTACGTCACCGGTTTTAGTATTTACAGAAGTAACTGCTCCTCCTCCTCCAGTAATTGTGTTTACGTTTATAGTAGTTAAATTAGGTTGAATAGTTAATGCAACCGTTTCAATTACTGGACTAATATTTATGTCTATTGTATCTGGCATCTTATCTAGTTATATCGCATTCAATTAAAAATTCACCACTTAACCAAGTCTTAATAGTTCCGTCTGCAAATAAGATTTCTAAATCATATAAGTAGTTACCGGATGCTATATTTATAATTTGTTGGTTTATTCTAAATAAGCCACCAGCAGCGTTTGTAATTGTTATACCAGCACTTGCTACAGATGTCAAAGATAATGCAATCAGTCCTCCGCATTCACTTCGTAGCTGCATTCTAATTGTTGCGCCGGTAAGATTAATAACTACATTATTTTTTAGCAAAGCAAAGTTAACCGCTTCAAATGTATCTCCCTTTATATGTGTAAAATTATAACTCATTTCTTATTTTGTTTGCTTAAGTATTGCTTAACTTTCTGTAGGTTTTCTTTTTTTATCTTATAAGCGATAAATTTATTTTTTGGCTCTTTCATAGTACCCAGTTACAAGGATTAGCTTTTTGGTCTGGATACATATCGCTATCTCTATTGGTCCAGTACTCTGGAAATTTAGCTGCTGCATTTATACCCATATAATCTATAAATCTAGTAGCGTAAAAGTCTGCAAATGTTCTATGTTTTTGAACTAATATATCTAACTCTTCTCGGCTTGGTGTTTCCGAGTTCTCACTACGATGCTTGAAGACTCCTCCATTACGTATTTGGTAATTCGCAAAGGGAAGATAATCAACCATACTTTTGTGTATGAGTAAAGGTTGCACGTAATCCTTAACTAAATTTAAATAATCTCCGGTTAAAGTATTAGTTTCTATTTTAGTTGTGATAGTGTTATAAAGTTGAGTACCTAAATAATTTTGTACGTGCATCTGTTGAGCAATTTTAATAAACTGCATAAACAAGTCAGCGTCTACGTTTCCGTTAAGGATTGTATTTGCTTTTAGGTCTGTTTGTGTTATGAATAAAGTTGTAGCCATTTATTATCCTCTATAATTTGGGTGATGTCCGTTGTTTGGCATATCTATCGGAGCAATTTTTGAATCGATTAAACCGGCTGGAGTTGGATTGTAACCCTCAATACTTGCAACCTCTTCGCTAGATGCTAAAGATTTGTCTGCGTAAGGAGTTCCGTCTGTTTTAGTTTTTAATCTATATAAATTCTCATTCCAAAAATGACCGCAATTTACTCCGCCCTTGAATCTAAATAGTGAGTAATTCTCGCCCTTGTGTCCGAACTCATTATTTACGCCTTGAAAGGAAGCCATATCTATATCCTCTTTGCGATATACTACTCCGCTATTTGTACGTGACATCATATTTACGCAAAATTCTCTTGAGTTTGTACTCTTATATTTTTCTGCATACTCATAACGCACTTTATAAATATCCTTATCCAAATAACTTGGTTGACTTGGACTGCTCTTTATAAATCCTCCTAGTTTAGTATCTTTTTTTGGCTTAATATGTTGCTTTGCCCAGTCTTCAATACTTATGTTATTATCGTCAAACTCTCTTTTATCTACTAGTTCCCACTCGTCAGAAACTACCTCTCCGTCAAAAGAGTTAATATCAAAACATTCGTGTTCATCGCTTAAAGTTTGTACTGGTGCTACTTGTTGTATTGCAGATTTTAAACCTACTAAAGAGCGTATCTCGTCAGCAGTCATCGACTCAAGTACTTTATTAGCTACCAATGGACTTAGAGCGTTTATTCCGTCTATAATTGTGTTAGATTTTTCAGTTATAGTTAAGTCATTTACTGCGTCTAAAGGTTGTAATGTTTTAAAGTATAAATCTAAAGTGATTCCGTTATAAGCAAGTATGTTATTTAACTCTTTTATGATTAAGTTTTGGAATGGTTTTATAACTGTATTTTGCATTAAAATAGTAGCCGTCTGTAATTCGTCTGCATTGTTTCCGAATCCGCTATTATCTTTAATACCTAATAACATAGGACTAATAACTCTGTGAGATACCATTATTTTACGCATACTTTCGTCACTTAAAAATTGGTATTGATTATGAGCATCCGATAATTGCACCGGAGTAATAGTAGCTCCGTAATCATTTGAATCGTTAAAAGATAAAATAAATCTTCCAGCGTTTGAGGTACCAGAAAACTTTTGAGTTATTGCTCTTTCGATGTCTCTTTGTTCGTCCTCTGTTGGAGTACCATTGTTAAAGTTGATTAACATAGACGGAGCAAGTCCGTTCATTATATTATTTAAATGGTAGTTGCTTATTTCCTCTTCTAATTCGCAGTATTGTAATCCTCCTTGCCAATCTGGCGGAGAGTAATAATAGAATCCAGTTTTATAAGGTTTAATGTAAAGTATCTCTTCGCTCTCTTCACTTGTACCAAATGCCGGTATTGGTTTTGGAGGATTCTGTCTACTTACTTTGGTCCAATCGTCTGCATAAAAATAAAACTCAACCTCTCCGTCCTCGTTACATTTTCCACTTCTTAAAGTTTCGATAGGCCAGTGATTACATTCTACTATACGAGTTCTGTCTATTGAATAAACTACTTGTATAGCACACTGTCCCATAGCTTTCAAATCGTAGCAAAGTCTCTCTGTTGTACTATCGTCAAATAATAACATAGCTTGTGCGTAGTCTTCCGGTTTCATTTGAGCATCTGAAGCATCTAATCCTTGACCGAATATCATTTGACTAATTCCGTTTACGATTGCATTGTTTGTAGGACTTCCATTTATACGGTCTTGAATATATCCAAAATAATTATTGTCATCTCCGTAAGATACCCACTCTTGATTTCTTACTTCGATAATTCTAGGACTTGTATAGGTCGCCAGATTGACAATTCCGATACCAGTATTTTTAGGTTTTAATTCTATTTTTTTTCTCATATTATTGAAGTACGATAAAATCGTTATTGTTTGTATTCAAGGTAATATAATTACCATTGTTTATAGAGTAGTTTTCAGTACTCTGGTTGGTCGAAAATAGTCTGTCCTTATATAAGACCTCACTCGATGCATTTAAGACGCTTAATTCAAAGAATCCGCCCTCGTATAAGCAATTTAAATCGCAGTCTATGTAAACTAAATCGTAAACATTTGGATATACATTTGTAGGCGTAAAAGTAAAGATTGTATTTTTTTGCTCATCTCTGACTTTTAAAGTTAAACTTTCTCCCTCTATGTAGTTTCTAGGGATTGTTATAAATCTTTGAGATGCGTTATCTTGGTTTACTACTGTCATAGTTATATAACGTAATTTTATTTTTTTTTGTAAATAAAAAAGGAGTGAAACTAATCACTCCCTTTTGTCACCGATTAAACCTCTTAAGACTGACTTTATTACGGTGTTATTTGTGTTGCAGAAGTATGCGAAGTTACAACTGTGCTAGTTACGAAAGGAGCAAGTATTGGCTCTTCGGCAGTAATTGTCAAAGTATATCCGTTCATATCTCCTAATGCAGTACCAGTTGAAACTGTACCGTTCACGTTACAGCCTCTAGTTAAACCAACTGCAAAATAATTTCCGTTATTGTCTTCTACAAAAACGTGAGGTCTTTGAGAAATCATTTTTTGTAATTCTACTTGTGTTGCCACATCCATTTTTGTCAATACCGCAGTAACAGTCTGAGCATAAAAAGTAGTACCATTCTCATCACTTGAAGTGATAGTTTGCTCTAAATTATTCCCTCCCTTTACTTCGTATTTATACCAGTTTGTCCCAGTTCCTCCAACCGCAGTTAAAGTCCCAGCAGTAATAGTCAACGTCCCTAGTGTACCATAGTCAGCAAAGTATACTGTCTTGATTCCTCCTACTACGTCTTTGCAAGGTAACTTTCTACCGGTAGCCATTAAGCAAGTACTCATATTTTTTTTATTTAAAAGTTAATAAATTGCCTCCCATATTTCAGAGAGGCATTTTAATTTAATTATGCTATTCCGTAAGTAACTGCGTCTGCTCCGATACCTACTTGGATGCCTCTTGAGAAACGAGCAATAAATCTTACATTTTTGCTTCCGTCAATATCGGCCATATCAATCGTCTTAACAACATTTGCATCGTCAGCCAATCCAAACCCTACAAATAAGTTTGAGATTTGAGTAGCTACCATTGTGTTTGCTGGTAAACCATTTGCAACAAAGATTGTAACTCCGTCAAAAGTTAACTCTCCACCATTGTACCAAGTTGTACCGGCAGCGTTAACACCCGCATTTGAAGTAGCAGCTACAGAGAAACCTCCTAATGCTCTTACGTATGCTTTTGCAACGTTTTGAGAAACGTAAAGTCTTAAATCTTCAGAGCCATAGAGGGCGGCTGGAATTCCGTCAATTACGCGGCCCATTTCTGCGATTACGTTTGAAGAGGTAATTGTCAAAGGAGTAGCTATTACAGTTGCTCCGTCTGTTTTCAATAATTTACCAAGTCCGTTAGTAGCATTCCAAAGGAAAGTCTCTGTATCAATAGCGATGTCTTTTAAAACTTTAGCGATAAAGAAATCAGAGAAAGTAGCCGGCATCACATCGAATGAACTGTAACCCATAGAAGCCGCCTCCCAATCTTGCTCGAATGGAGTCTTGCATAATTGTAAATTTACTTGTTTTTCTGCTACTGTTAAAACTTTGTCAGACAAAGTAACTGTACCAGCATCTGTAAAATCGCAAGTTGCGTCTGCTACTAAACCAGAGATAACTGCTTTCTTTACATTAGTCTTGAATTTCACATTAGGAATTACTGTAACTCCATTGTTTGCGATTGTGTTCGCACTTAATACCGCAGCAGCGATATACTTTCCGGCAAATTCTCCGGCATAATTTGATGTAATTGTAGGTTGATTAGCCATTTCTTTTTATTTTTTAAATTTTATTTTTTATTTAAATAGTTATTTATTAATTTGATAATGCTGCCATTATTCTAGCCTCTGTATTAGAGATGTTTTTACCAGTATTTGCTTTCCCTAAATTAGTTTTAGTGTCTGCTGGTTTGTGTACTGTTGCTTTTTTAGACACACTAGAAAGTGTTGCTTTCATTTCAGTCTGGTAAGAACTTAAAATATCTAGTTTAGCTTGTAATTCTTCCATTTTAGGTGCTAGTGCTTCCATTACTTTCGTAATGATTTCCTCTAGAGTAGCTGGTACTGCTTCTAGTTCTACTTCTGTTTCTGGTGCTACCTCTTCTGCTGGTGCTTCCTCTGTGGTTTCCTCTTCTGGCTCTGTTGACATTTCTACTTCCTCTGCCTCTGCGGCTGGAGTAGCTAATTCGCCAATCATTCCAATTTCGTAAACCTCCAAAGTTGTACCGTCAGCAAGTAAATAAGTCCCAATTTCTAATGGCTCTCTATTATCTCCGTCAATAGCAAATACTGGCATCCCTACCTCAAAGCTATCGGCTTCAATAACAGTTCCATTATCTAGAGTCTGCTGCTCTAACTTCACATTTCTGCGAAGTAACGCATTAATGCGTGATAAAATTTCTGTGTTTTTCATATTTAAATTTATTAATTCTTACTGATATAACGAACTACTATTTTTTTTTGCATTTTTATTCTGCCTTTCTGTAAATAGTTCCTATTCCTTGTGCTTGTAAACTTCCATCGCAACACTTTCTAGAGTATTTATTGTCTGGACATAAACAACCTCTTTTGTCGTTTTTAGGACTTGTTCTACTCGGTGTTTTAAAGTCTTTATTTGCCATAATTTAAAAGTGTATTTAATTCTAATAAATCTAATCCGGCTAATATTTCCTCCTCTGTATCGTCAACTTTTGAAAGTGGTGTCTTTGCTTTGTCTGCGAAATATCCCTCAATAGAGAATCCCTTAACCTTTCCAGTTTTTATAAAGTCATTCCAAATCTTATCATTGTTTACTTTAATAGTACCCATCCAAGTTCCTACCGGTACATTCAATTCGTAAAGTTTAGATTTGTCTTTGTCTGTGTTCTCTACTATCCAAGACTCTACCATAGTTAAACCGGTTATCGATTCCATATGTTCAAAGGTTGCGTTTGACTGATTTCCATTTACAAAGAATAACTCCATAGCTTTACGGATAGTATCTTTACTAAAATAAATATAATACTCTCCCTCGTTTTCGTCTCTTCTGTAAATAGGTTTATCTGGTACTAACATAGCACCCATTATGATTTTTTTCTCTTTGTCTACTTCGGCAAACTTGTACTCTTTTTGCTCTGTTTTTAAAGCGATAAAGTCCTCTTCTATGGCTGGAGATTCTACGATACTGATTGCATCGATACCGGATAACTCCATTTCCTCGTCAATTATTAACTCGATTAATTTCATATAATTTATTTTTTTATATAACGTTTATTTATCCTAAAGTTGCATTTTGTACGATTGAACGATTAAGACCTTGTTGAGTACTTACGTCTCCACCAACTACGAATGCCTTTAAAGGTTGGCTTTCTTTACCCGCTATGCTTTCTGCTATTTGATTCGCTCCACTTGGTCCTACTACATTAAAACTTGGTGCTGCTGCTGGTGCTCCTCCACCTCCTCCGGTTGCTCCACCTCCTCCGCCACCTCCTCCAGAAAGTAACGCTTTTGCTCTTGCTATGTTTGCTAAAATAGTTGCAGTTCCAGTAGCGTAAAATGCTATTTTAGTTGCTAAATAAACTGCCGGAGCTGCTGGTCCGGGTGCTCCACTTGCTGCACCAGCCGCACTCTGTTCAGTACCTTGCATCATTTTTGAAAATGCGATAGCACTATCCGCAGCTATCTGAACTAACGCAAGTGCTTTCATAGCAGTTTGACCGGCTTTGCCTCTCGCTAATCCAGTTGCTTGAATTGCAGAAAGTAACTTTTCTCCGCTTTGTGCTATATTTGAAACTGCATCGGTTGTAGCTTGGAATGCTTCGATTTTTCTTTGTCTTGCCTCTTCGTCTCTTTGTTCTCTTTCGTATTGGCTATCGTATTGTAATTGAGTAATTGCTAATTGGTGTGCTTGTTCTCTTGCTAACTCATCCTCTTTAAATTTAGCATCTACATACGCTTTGTTTTCTAGTCCGGTTGTGTCTGGTGTTTCTGGCTCTTCTAGTCCTAAATCCTTATTATATTTATCCGTTATCTCTTTTAACTTTTTTAATCTTTCCTCTTCTGTTAATTGAGCATCCTCTGCTGCTTTTTTATCAATAGCATTTTTATTTAATTGATAACCGGCTCTGTCATTTAATAATTTATTTATTGTGTCTTGAGATGCTTTTACAGTTGCCTCTCCGTCTTTTTTTACTTTGTCTGGGTCGAATGCTAATTTTGCTAAATAGTCAACTGCTTGGTTTCCGAATTTCTCATCGATGTTATATTTTATATCTATGCCCGTAATATTATTTAATAAATCAATAACTTTATTAATTGCTGCTGCTCCATTCTCATACAAAAATCTAATTGGCTTCGATACAAACTCAAGATAAGATTGTAACATCTCATAATTTCTTTGTGCTCCTTCAACTGCTAGTTTTGTGTTTAATATTTGATTCTCTTGGTTTATTTTATTTGCAGCGATTGCTTCTTCAGTCTGTTTGATTTTAATGTCTAAAATCTCTTTCTCTGACTTGCCTTGAAGTTTTAAGATATTGTCTTGCTCATTTATAGATTTTAGTTTTTCATTCTCTTGGTCTGCATTTTTTTGACTTAATGCGTTTAGTTTCTTTTGCTCTTCACTTACTCCACTAACTGCTGCTTTAATATCGTCCCAATACGCATAAATAGCACCTAACGCAACAACTAATAAACCAATCCCAGTACTACCGATTGCAGTTTTTATTCCGTTAAATGCGTCTATAGCTACTGCCTTTAATTGTTTAAAGCTATCTCTCGCCTCTCCTAGTGCTTGGAAACCTTGAGCGATAGCCATAGCAGACTGAACTTTTAAAAGTTGTTTCTCTAAATCTTTAGACTCAACTCCTACCAATCCCATAGCACCTTGATACGCAGCAAATCCTCCGGCCACTCCGGATAAAGAAGCACTTAAGGCCTTAAATTTTGCATCTGGATTGAATGCCTCTGTAAGACTTTTGGCATCTCCGATTCTGTCTTTTAGGTCTGCTGCTCTTTTTGCTGCCTCTACTGCCTCCGCAGAAGTTGCTCCAAACTTATCGGCTAACGTTTGTACGTCTTGTTGTGCTTCTCTTAATTGTCTCTTTAAACTACCTAAAGACTTGTCTGCATTTTCAGCGTTTACGTTTAAATTAATGTCTATTTCTTGTGCCATTTCAATAGTCTGTTATGTTGTTTAAATGCTTCTATCCAAGTTTCTGGATGTTTGTTTTTTCCCTTTGCTATTTCTATCAATTCACTTTGTTTATAGTGTGTTGATGCTTTCAATAAGTTTAATATTTGCTCTATCATATACCAGTTTGGATTACGGTTATATATTCTGTTTTGGCTGTTGCTCCGTTTATTTTATATTCTATTATAATTGAGTCTGTTCTATCTACTCCGGTTGTATTTGCCGGTACTGTAACCGTTAAGTTTACATCTGTTTTATTGTTACTTGTTGGAGTATAAGATAAAAAGGCAATAGGTGATTTTATATTAAAATAATCGTAATCATTTAAGTAAATCTCTTCTTCGAATACTAGTGCCTCTTTGTCTGTTTGAACTGTCTCCATATCAGCAAATCTATAACCAACTGTACTTGCTGCATCTACTCCTCTGTAATCTGTCAATAGTTCAAAGTCTGTCTCTCCGGTTGTTAAATCACTTGTAAAAGAGTTTATAATATATCTTTTATTACGAATTACTAACCTATCATTTAACGCAATCCCTAGAGGAATACCAGCTCCATTTGTAACAGTACTTCCCAATAAACTGGCTGGTAGTAATGCCTTAACTTTTATCATTCTAGTTTTTATATTATACAGATTTTCAATAAAGTTTTTATAGTGTCTGTAGTAAAGTCCTTGAGGTGCTAATTCGTTTAACCAACTTGACTGCTCGTTGCCAAAATTCATAGTCATTAATTGAGCGTGGTTTACATCTGTTGGCATATTGTCGTACTCGTTAGAAAATCTTTGATAATTTACTAAAGTAGTTGGAGAGCCACTTGAGGCAGTAAGATAAATTCTATCACTACCAGTTAATGCAGTTACTCTGCCACTCATATAAATAAGCATTGGCTTTGGAATGTAAGGATTTAAATCTTTATCAATTAAAGTAGCAGTTTGAAATAACTTTCCTTGTGTTGGTACTTCAAATAATACATTCTCAAAAGGTAGTTTAA